TCTCCGCAATAAACACATGTACATTTGAAGTGCTCTTTAATAGCTCTTCTCCAGAGCCTTTTAGAATCTGAACTTGTCATGGTTATTAAATTGTGTAAGTAATGTTTTGGACTAGGTAGTAGAGGGGTCATTTACGTATTTTGAGTCTGCTTTTCCTGTTTGTGGATGGACTTTGGAGTCTGCCCTTGGTAGTACTCCCCTTATAGTGAGCAGCGTCTTGCCCATCACCATTTCCGTAGGTACCAAGTTGTCGATTAAGTCTGTTTGCATTAACACGTAGGGCTAATCCCTTTTTAGTTTTGTTGTATCGTTTTTGTTGCTTTAGCCTTTTGGCTTTAGCTTTTGGGTTGGATTTATAGTATTCAGAGGTTTTTGCCATAGAGCTTTGCCTGTACTAATTCTGGGTCAACGGTTGGCATAACTTTCGCAAGTTTAGCTAAAGGGTTTCCATCGTAAGCAACTCCGCTAATATCATTAGCTTTCAACCAATCACAAGCTGCTTTTAAGTCCTGTGTAGTGGCTTCTCCTGCTTTTATACGGGTAAGAAACTCTTTAGTAACTAAATTATGCAACTCGTTAAACTGGTCTTCAGTTGCTTTTTTTTTCATTATTTTCTAGCTGTTTTGGCTGCACGTTTAAAGTTTGCAGCAGTAGGTGCACCGGACTGACCGGGTTTTCTCATTTTCTCGCCAGAACCTTTTTTGATTCTTAGACGTTTGGCGTGGATGTTTGCATAGAGTCCGCGTTTAGCCATCTATCTGTACCCTTTCTTTCCGCCTTTTCCTCCTTTGCAGGAGCCTTTGCCTTTGTGTGCCATTTAACATTTCCATTTACGAAGAGCAAGTGCCTTACGAGTAGGCTTGCCGTTTGGTTTTTTCATTGGTCCTTTAACACCCGACATGCGAGCGCAGAAAGATTTCTTACGAGGACCGCCACCCGGTTGGGGTGCTTTTAGGTTAGAGCCTGTAGCTCTGTTGTATTTTTCTCTACCAGCTTTGGTGAGTCCGCCAGTACGGGATTTATGTTTCCCTATTTTTAAACTGACGTTAGCCATTAGACGTTTAGACCTTTTTTAACGATCTGTAACGCTCTATCATCTAGCTCGTTATCTGTTTGCTCTACTAGCTTTTCTAATAGTTCTACAACGAAAGTCTTGAATTTTGGCGACTTAAGTGCAGATAGCACAAATGGTTTAAGGATTGCTAACATTGTTATTTCTTAATGATGTGATAGGTACTACATCCGAGCATATGTGATATACACGTGACCCGGGTAGCAGGGTAAAGCCCTTCTGTTGTAGCTCTGCACATTTAAGTGCACGAACCAGCTCAAAGTCGAGCTTATTCTTTTGTATCTGACTTTCTGCCATACGTTCGCATTGCTTAGTCAAATCTCTATTTAATGGAACTGAGAAGTTTATTTGAAACCCCCAGTTCTCTGAGATTACGTAACCATCTTCTGTCTGTGGTTCCGTATCGTTGCCCATATAAAATGGACTAAATGTCATCGTGCTGCCATTACAAGATATGTTGTTACCAAAGGTTTGTCGACTTGGTGCTCCATTATTTTGAAATTGTACAGCTTGATTCGTAACGTTTCCAGTGGCAGCAGCCACAGGATTGCTACTATTATTAGTGTCTCCTTCGGCAAGTACAGGACTTACTGAGAGAATACAGACAGCGATGTAGTAGTAGAGTTTATTGTGAAATTGCGAGTATAATCGCGCTGCTCTACTAAGCCTGCTGATCTTGTTGTTGTTTCTAAACTCCATGGATTTGCTGTGTTAGTCACAGAAAACGTTGTACCACTTGTAGCAATATCTGCTGACGGAGTTACGTTTGTACCGGACCAAGTGTTTACGGCTGCACCGAAAACTTGGACCTGTTCTGTCTCCACAATAGTTTGAGTGGTAGTGGTCGTACTGTTCATCGACCCTGTTGTGAACTGGGGAGTGACAGTATTGGCTCTAGCTATGCTGGGTGCACACAGAGCTAAAAGCAAGATTAATTTTTTCATGCTTTTGGTTTTTCTTTTTCTTTATTTTTACCGTTACCATTGCCCGTAGACAGCCCGAACGTGGCTAGTGCGCCCGTAAAAATCGAGGCTACGAACGTGATATCGCCTGCTGTAGCTGACTTTTTGACCATAGGCAGCTCAACATAGCTTAATGTAATAATAAACCCTGACCAGATAACTACACCTAAACGCACTGCTGCGCCTAGTACTGCCATCTGTTCATCGTGGTCATCTATGTTTTCTTTTAATCTTTTTAGGAAACTTTTTGGTTGTCCTTTGATCGGCTTATCTTCTTCCATGATGTTTTTAGTATAGGTTTCATTGCAGTAACCGCCCATTTAAAAGCTGCTGTAGCTGTAAGAGTGGCTGCTACAGAGACAACCGCAGTTGTCCCAGCCGTTACTAAAATTTCATTTTCCGGAACAGGTACTTTAAAATCTGTAAACGGTATGTCTATTTTTCTTAGACCTGTTTCTTCCGGTTCATCGTTTGTTTCTGCCTCTACTCCTTCAGGAGCTTCTAGATCGCTAGGAGGTACAACTAAAGGAATATAAAAAGGTATATCTGCTGTAGGTAGAGGTATCGAGATAGTCTCGTATTTTTCTATAGGTGGAATTATTAATGTGGGTATTACCACTTTTGGGCTGGACATTTCATAAAAGGTATAGCGGTTTTAACAGGCATATAACATCCGCATAATTGGCAGAATTTACGCTTTGTAAAAAAAGTACACCCTTTACAAATTTCCATCCGTTCTAGTCTTCCTTTATCCATTTGGAATCTTTCTTCAATTCCTCTAAAGCTGCTTCTACTTCTGCAATAGTATAAATTTTGTCATCCTTTGGAAACTTAGCTTTAACAAGATCAATGTGAGCATCTACAGCATCTTGAAAACTATTATCACTATTTTTTCTGCTGTGATACATAGCATCAAATTGCAAACCCCAAGTTGGATAACAAACAGCACGAGCTGCGCCATAGTCGTAATCTATAACTCCGTCATCTTCTGGGATATCGTCGCCTACCGTACCTTCATGTCCTAATGTATAAGGAAGATCTTTTACTGGTACGGGTTCTTGTGGTGTATTGCAAAAATCTTTTATTAGTTTGGCGTAATAAGCTTTGTCCCCATTTTTTAAAGTAGGAATCAAAGCATAAGTGCCGTCTCCGTATTCAACCTTATATTTTAAGGTATCAACTTCTGTGATTTTAAATTTCATAATTAGTTACCGGCTACTGAGCCTGAGTTGTGGAATGTCATGTAATGACGGTTTTGTATATAGAATGATGTAGCTCCACCTGATGAACCACTAGCACCTGAAGCACCACCAGCACCAGCAGAACCGCCAGCACCGTTACTTCCGTTTCCGTTAGAACCTGTTGAACCTGTAGCACCTTGGTTTCCTGTGGCACCTGTGTTTCCTGTGGCACCATTTGTACCCCAGTCTCCACCGTTTCCGCCAGTACCTCCTGCACCACCTGTTCCTCCGGTTCCTCCAGTACCACCGGTACCTGAGCTATTACCATTATTTCCACCGCCTGAACCGCTATTACCGCTTGAACCGCTAGTACCACCGGTACCATTAGTTCTAGTTTGGTTGAAACCTTTTCCGTTTCCACCGCCTCCACCGGTACCACCGCCACCGCCTGAACCACCAGAACCTCCTCCGGCTCCAGATTGTGTAGCGTGTTGACCGCATGTCACGTTAAATGCGTGTCCTCCACGGAAGTTTCCTTTTCTGTATGAAGGATACATATTTCCTCCAGTACCAAACACGTGTCCACCATGACAACGTTGACAGTATGTAGTAGGTGTTACTGTTCCTGCGTCAAAGTAAGAGTGCTGTCCGGGACGACATAAGAAACCAGATCCTTGTAACTGAGGAAAGTGAGATACGTGAGCAGTATAACTACCATTACCTCCAGCTCCTCCAGTACCGCCTTGTCCGCCAGTACCACCATTACCTCCGCGACCACCTCCGCCACCTCCGGCGTAGATTTGTCCTCCAGAGTTATTGTAGAAAGTAATACTTCCGTTTTGGTCTGAACGTACGGCTGGTCCTCCTCCGCTTCCACTTCCACTAGAACTACCAACACCACCAGTACCTTGAACGCTTCCAGTGTTATGTACGATTAATGAACCGCCCATACCGCCTTCAATAATCCAAGCTGGGTTTCCGTTAGAACTACCTATAGTTACACCACTATTAACTGTGATTCTCTTAGGTACAGCAGTTGACCAGTTAGAGCCAAATGCAGCAGATGTTTGGAAGTTTGTTGTGTTTAAGTTTACAGTAAATTGTATTTCGTTAACAGCACCATAAAAATTACTCATGGATATAGTTCCGGAAGTTGGCACGTTTGTGTTATTAGCCGGAACTGCTCCACCATTTCTATAGTATTCGGATAAAGAGTGGGGAACTGAACCACCAAATTCATTAACAATATCAGTCATACTGATTTGTCCTGAACTTTGAATAGCCATTATTTACCTCCTTTCAATTCGTCTACTTCAGCTTTTAATTCTTTTACTGCGTTTATAAGTACGCCTACTAATCGACCATAGTCAACTGATTTAACTTCTTCCATACCATCTAAACCAGCAACTTCTGTTGTCTTTACTATTTCTGGGATTACTTCTTCTACTTCTTGTGCAATAACACCTATATCATTTTGACCGCTTCTTAACCATTTATAAGAAACACCACGTAGTTTTCCTACGATTCCAAGAGCATCATTAATTGAAGCAATATCTGTTTTTAATCTTGAGTCAGAATACGCAGTTACGTTTCCTGATGAAGTAAGACTTGAACAGTTAACTGTTCCAAAGGTAACGTTGCTACTTGTGTTAGTAGCTTGGTTAGATGTATAAGTTGTAAATCCTCTACCGTTAGTAATCTGGTTATTGTTAGTTACGTTTGTGGCTGAGGTAGCAATGCCATTTAATTTTGTATGATCTGCATCAGTAAAAACTTGACTGTCAGATGCTGATTGTACAAGTGCGCGGATTTCCGCAGCCGTCTGATCGGCAGTCGCTCCGCTCTCTATTCCATTGAGTTTGCTGTGATCTGCATCATTAAATGTATTACTATTGGATGCGTTCTCAACTAAGTCTCTTACATTATTTGCTGAGACATTACTCAAGTCTTCTCTTGCAAGAGCTCTTCCTCCTGCTTGACTACCGTCATGTACGACAGCAGTATCTTTTGTGGTATCAATAGTTACTTCACCTTCAGCACCAGTAAATGACGAGTGCTGCGAAGTAGTACCACGCCTTAATTTTAATAATTTTGCCATTTAAAGAGTACCGAAATCTATTTGTAAATTGTTTCCACTGACTGTTCCTACCTCAGTAAGATTTTTATTATTACAGTCAAGATGATTTGCTAACGCAGGGTTAGCATCGTTTATTACTCCAGCAATACCGGGAGATATTCCTACCCATGTACCGCCTGTATAATAGTTAAGGGTGTTTGCTGTGGAGTTGTACCATAGATCTCCTGCTGAAGGAGATGATGGAGTTCCAGATTGAATTAAATACTCTGCTGCATATCTATTAACATCTGCAATAGAAGCACCAACTGTATTAACATTAGAAATGTTTCCAGCTACTGTATTAACATTCGAGATGCTTCCAGAGACTGTGTTAACGTTAGCTATGCTTCCACCTACTGCATTGACATTAGTTATGTCAGCAGCCACAGTGTTAATTGAGTTATTACCTGACCCTGTATTTATAGCGTCAGTAATTAATCCATTATCTTCCGTAAATGTAACAAAACCTGTAACTTGGTTGATAGCTTGTAGTGTAGCTTGGCTAGGCTGAATAGGTGTAAAACCATCTCCAGAACTACCATCATAAGCTTCCATACCATCTAAGGTTGTGTTAAACCAAAGATCACCATCTTGTAAAGATGTGCCATCAGTCCTAGTTGAAGGAGCTGAAGAAGATATTTGGTATCTATCTGCAAAGTTATTTACATCAGATATATTATTTGCAACTGTTGTTATATCAGTCGCACCAGATGCTGTGGACAGTGTAGATGTTATAAAACCTAAATCAGTTC